CCCCCACCCCCCAAAAATGTTTTTGTATCATAATTCAATGGATAAATCCGTGCAGTCATCGGTATTTTTTAATATTAACTAAAGTTAATAGGTTGAATATTGTTGTAAAATAGTTATTACTGCTTTATGTCTGGTGTAAAACCAATAAAAAAATTAGAAACAATATTACATTTTAAAAAAAATGATTATGTATATAGATATGTCTTGGTAGATAGATTTAAGCATACTGCTAATGTACACTATGGTTTTGATATTAATGCTAAAAGAACTGAAGAAGAAATATGGCAAATGTTAATTTCTAATAGAAAACTGCGAAGAAAATATATTTTAAAAAATGACAGTTGATTCGTTAGAACGTGCTATAGAAATAGCAAAAGAATTAGAACGCCGAAAAGCGACTAATAGGATGGATCATTATGAACCTTATGAATACCAAAAAAAATTTCATAATGATAAATCTACGCAAAGATTGTTAATGGCTGGAAATAGGGTAGGCAAGTCCTTTTGCGGGGCTATGGAAATGGCATACCATGTGACGGGTCAATACCCAACATGGTGGGAAGGCAAACGATTTAACAGACCAATTCGTGCTTGGGCTGGGGGAGTTTCTAACGAAACCACTAGGGATGTTTGTCAAAAAGAACTTGTCGGCCAGCCAGACGATCCTGCGGCTAAAGGAACTGGATCTATACCATTAAAATATATTGTGGATACAGTAAGAAAAGCTGGAGTACCTAATGCAATAAATTCTGTTATTATTAAACATGCAACAGGCGGTAATTCTAGACTTGGTTTTAAATCATACGATATGGGTAAAGAAAAATGGATGGGAGAAAGTTTAGACGTAATATGGTTAGATGAAGAACCGCCACAAGATATTTATTCTCAATCTTTAACACGTACAGCAGATAAAGGTGGAATTGTGTACATGACATTTACACCAGAAAGTGGAATGACAGAAACAGTAGCACAATTTATGAACAATTTAAAAAATGGTCAATCCTTAATAACAGCTGGATGGGATGATGCTCCACATATGACAAAAGAAATTAGAGATCAGATTTTACAAGCATTACCTCCACATGAAAGAAAAATGCGTGAAAAAGGAATACCTACATTAGGATCTGGACTTGTATTTCCAATTGTAGAAGAAGATATTATTTGTGATCCAATAGATATACCAGATCATTGGCCTAGAATATGTGGATTAGATTTTGGATGGGATCATCCTACTGCGGCTGTATGGATTGCTTGGGATAGAGATAGCGATACAGTTTATGTATATGATAGTTATTCATTAAGACAAGAAACTGTACCAGTACATGCTTCTGCTATAAGATCTAGAGGCAATTGGATACCAGTTATATGGCCAATGGATGGAAGACAAGCTGATAAAGGATCTGGAAAAAGTTTAACAGAACAATATAGATCAGAAGGTGTTAATATGACAAGAGAACATTTTAGTAATCCAGCTGGTATGGGGCAAAAAGAAGGTTCTGGCGGAAATTCTGTAGAAGCTGGTGTAATGGAAATACTTACTAGATTTCAAACTAAAAGATTGAAAATATTTAAAAATCAAAGTAAACTATTAGAAGAATTAAGAATGTATCACCGTAAGGATGGTAAAATTGTACCAGCCCATGATGATGTTATATCTGCAATGAGATATTGCGTTATGTCATTAAGGAAAGCTAGAGTAAAAAATTACGAACCTTCGCAAATATATTCTGATTCAGAATTTAACGTGTTTGCATAATGCCAAAAGAAATGGAAATAAAATTAGCTAAACAAGCCCGTAAAAAAGGTTACGGGAAAAAACGTACAGACAAATACGTTTATGGTACTATGCAAAAAATGGGTATGTTAAAACCAAAAAAAAAAACAATAATATAGGAGTAAATAATGGGCGGAGTAGCAAGAATTATAAAATCAGTTGTTTCAAAACCAAAAGCACCTATTCAAGTTGTTCAACCACAAACAGAACCAAAAGCTGAACCAACACAAACAGCACAAGACATGGCTCAAACAAAAGCTAAATTAAAAGGTTCTGGATATGGAGGAAGTACAATTTTAACAAGTGCGGCTGGAGTAGAAGATGAAGCAAATGTCCAAAAAACTATTCTTGGTGGTGGTAGAAAGAAAAAAATCCAAGCATAGTGATTGAAGCAGTTACAGATTTAAAATGGCAAAAAGCTGTTTTTGATTACGTAAAACCAAAAGCACATATTAATTCTTCAGATGACAAATATTCATTTATAGGATTTATAGAAAATAAAAAAGTTATTGGTGGATTGTTATTTTCAGATTATGACGGTTATAATATTTTTGTACATTTGGCGTTGGAAAGTCCAAAAATCTGTCAAAGAAGATTTATAAAAATGATGTTTTCTTACTGTTTTAATCAATTAAAATGTAGTAGAATGACAGCTATGTGTGTTAATGGTTATGAAAGAAATGAAAGATTGTTAAAAGGCGTTGGATTTGTTAAAGAAGGTGTTATAAGAAAAATTATGAAAGTCAAAAATAATCATGTTGACGGTGCAATTTATGGAATTTTAAAGGAGGAATGTAAATGGGTTTAAAATCTACACCACAAATGCCGCCACCAGTAGATACATCTATTACAGATAAAACTGCTGAAGCAGAAGCTAAACTAGAAGCTGAAAAACAAAAAGCTATGAAAGTTGGTAGAAAAGGTATGTACGGTACAATTTTAACATCTTCAAAAGGTGTTGAAGATGAGGCAACTACTGGTAAAACATTACTAGGCGGAACTATCTCATAATGGCGACATACGAGTATATTAAAAAACGTGTTGATGCGTTAGCGTCTGATAGAGGAACGTGGGAAGTAAACTGGCAAGAAATACTTGACTATGTTATGCCACGTAAAGCAGATGTTGTTACGTTAAGAACAAAAGGTGAAAAACGTACAGAAGTTTTATTTGATAGTACAGCAATCACAGCTAATAATTTATTAGCGGCAAGTTTACAAGGAACACTTACATCGCCATCACTACAATGGTTTAATATTAGATTGCGTGATGATGAATTAAATCAAAATCACGATATTCAATTATGGTTAGAAGACACAGCACGTAGAATGTACGATGTGTTTAACGAAAGTAATTTTAATACAGAAGTACATGAATTATATCTTGATCTTTGCTCAATAGGAACTGGTGCAATTTTTGTTGAAGAAGGAAATAATGGTTTTAAAGAAAATGGAATTCATTTTAATACATTACACATTGCAGAATATTATATTCAAGAAAATATTTCTGGTAAAGTAGATACGCTTTATAGAAAATATAAATTGACTGCTAGACAAGCAGTACAAGAATTTGGTGAAAAAAATGTTGGTGAAAAAATTTTAAAAGCGGCAAAAGAAAAACCAGATCAACAATTTAATTTTATTCATAGTGTAGAACCATCAACAGATTACAAAAGAGCATTAGGAAAAGTTGCTACTAAATTACCTTATCATTCTTGTCACGTATGCGAAGAAGATAAAATGGTAGTTAGAACAGGTGGCTATAATGAGTTTCCATATTTAGTACCACGTTGGTCAAAAGCAACAGGAGAAATTTTTGGCAGATCGCCAAGTTATAATGCATTACCAGATATTAAAACTTTAAACAAAGCAGTTGAAATAGGATTAAAAGCATGGGCAAAAGCTATTGATCCACCATTACTTGTTCAAGATGATGGTGTAATTGGTAGAGTAAGAATGACACCAGCAGGCATTACTGTTGTAAGAAATGATGGTGCAGTTAAACCATTACAAATTGGTTCTAATTGGCAAATTACAGATTTAAAAGAAAATCAATTAAGAACTGCAATTAGACAAGCATATTATTCAGATCAATTACAACTTCAAGAAGGGCCACAAATGACTGCTACAGAAGTACAAGTTAGATATGAATTAATGCAAAGATTACTTGGCCCGACATTAGGTCGTTTTCAATCTGAATTTTTAAATCCGTTAATTGAACGTGTGTTTGGAATTATGTATCGTTCTGGATCTTTATTAAAAGAACCAGATATTATTAAAGGTTCTAAAATTGATGTTGAATATGTTGGCCCACTTGCTCGTTCACAAAGAATGGAAGAAGCAGTTGCAGTAGAAAGATTATATCAATTAGCTATGAATATAGCACAAGCAGATCCAAATATTATGGATAATATAAATCACGATGAAGCAGTTAGATTAAGAGCAAAATTATTAGGTGTTCCTAAAACTGTTTTAAGAAGTAGAGAACAAGTAGAAGAATTAAGAAATGCACGTGCTGAACAACAACAAATGGCACAAATGGCACAACAAGCACAAGCGCAAGCACAAGCATTTAAAACTCAAGCTGAAGGTTCTAAAATTATGACAGACCCTAATGTTCAATCTGCTGTAGCAGACACAGCAGAAGAAATGGGCGGAATGTCAGAATTAATGTAATGATTGATAAAGAAGCAGAAAAAGATTTTCAACAACAAAAAAAAGATTACGAAATTACTTTTGATACCTCGGAAGGTAAAAGAGTATTAGCTGACTTACAATCAGCTTATTATCATAGAGGATCATATTCTAAAGATCCATATGAAACTGCATATCGTGAAGGACAACGATCTGTAATAATCAGAATATTAAATTTAATCAAGGAGGAAAAAAATGTCTGATGAACAAATGACCACAAACGACAATCCAGTACAGGAAGAAGTATCAACTATACTTGGATCGGGAAGTGATAATCAAGACTGGAGATCATCATTACCAGACGAATTAAAAAATGATGCTACATTGCAAAATTTTAAAGATATAGAAAGTTTAGCAAAAACTGTAGTACATCAACAAAAAGTATTAGGCAGTAGAATACCATTACCTAAAACTGATGAAGAAAGAAATGAACTTTATAATAAATTAGGAAGACCAGAAGATCCTAATCAATATAAAATTAATATTCCACAAGATTATCAACAATATTTTAAAAAAGAAAATCTTGATGAGTTTAAAAATGTGGCACATAAAAATGGTTTAAATAATGAACAAGTACAAGCATTATTAGAATATCAAATGAATTCTATTAAATATGAATTAGATAATGAACCAGCTATTATGAGCGCTCAAAAACAAGAATCAGAACAAATCCTTAAACAAGAATGGGGATATGATTATGATAAAAATGTAAGAGCGGCAGAAAGAGCATTAAGTGTTTATGGTGACGATGAAATAAGAGATTTAATCCAAAACTCAAATGCTGGCAATAATCCTGCTGTTATTAAATTTTTTGCAAGATTAGGACAAGAAGTAACTGAAGATATGGCTAAAAATACACAAAATAATAGATTAGCTGTATCGCCTTTAGATGCAAAAGAAGAAATAAATAAAATTATGTCAGATACTAATCATCCTTATCATAAAGGCGATCAAATTGCTGTTGAAAAAATGCGACAATTGCATGAAAAAGCATTTGGTGTTTAGTTAAAAACTGTGCTATAATTACAACACCGATTTCGCCCTATTAGGACAACGAGTAGGTAGCCGTGATGGCTTTAAACTTCCGATTGATCGTATCGTATTACGATAAGGTTTCCCGTAAGGATAAAAGCCGACATATAACGGAATAAGGTTTAATACATTTGTATTACGCCCACTATTCTTAACTTTTAATAGGAGGACATATAAAATGTCAATTCAAATAACAACTGCTTTTGTAGAACAGTATAAAAGCAATGTGTTTCATTTGGCTCAACAAAAAGGTTCTAGATTAAGAGATGCGGTAAGATCTGAAAGTGTTACAGGTAAATCGCACTTTTTTGAAAGAATTGGGTCAACTGCGGCACTAAAAAGAACTTCTAGACACGCTGACACTCCAAGAGTGGACACGCCTCATTCTAGAAGACGAGTAACTATG